TGAGATGGAAGAATTAAAAGCATTACATACAAAAGTGCAAGGACATGTTGGTGTTGACACAGAACTTGATGACAAAATTACAGCACAATTAAATAGATATTTAAAATTAGTAAAAGATCCAGCAGCAGCTAAAACAACTACCGACCAAGAAGGTGGTGTTGCACAAGGCATGGATCAAGCAGATGCAGCAGATGCAGGCAAGCCGCCTAGTAAAGAAGTTCAAATTATGCCAAACGGCAAAACTGGCAATTTTAATATTGATAGATCTAAGCCATACGTTGATAAAGATGGTGTACGCACATACGGTGACGCTGAGCAACTTAAAAAAATGTTTCCAAATGAAAAGGAATTTAACGATCCATTGATGGCGAAAGGGGCTGCCGATCCCCAAAAACAGTTACAGAGCTCTTCTGAGACAGTACGTTTAGGTAAAGCTGAACTTAATAAAACTATTGATGCTGCGATAGCAGCTGGTGGTGATCCTACAAGAGTACATATGGCTATAAGTAAGGCAATTTCTGATGCTTCACAAAAAGAAGCTAAAAAATTAGGCATGAAGAACGACCGGGCAGCAAAATTAGTTATTCAACGATCAGCATTTGGTTATATGAATAAAAAGTATCTAGGCGGTGATGACAGAAACTTTAAGATTGGCAACACTGTAGACATGGTTGGTCAAATACTACAGAAAAATCAACCACAAGGAAGAAACGTTAATAAAACAATCAACGGATTGCGAGATCCGTTTGCTAGTAATAGTCAGCAAGCAGGAACACCAAACGCAGAATTAGACGGCCAACAACGTGGCGTACAAACAGCAAGTAAGGATAACAACATGAAAAAAGCAATTAGAGAAGCATCGATGAATATATCAATTAATGGTGATAGTGCAGCAGAAGTTGCTGAATTAGCTGGCATCCTTAAAAATGCAGGTATGCATGATGCAAAACCAGTAAGTGATATATTACCAAGACCGGGCGAAAAGCCAGCAATGGCTATGGATCCACACGCACATATGGACGGACATGATGACATGGTATCTAAAATGAGAATGATGGATGAACCAGCACCAGACGATAGCCCATGCGGAATGGGTGAAGAAGAAGTTGTAGGAGAAGAATGGGATAACTCCCCAGACGAAAGCTATGCTGACGTACAAACAATGACTAAAGATTTAAGTGGTGGTCTAAACCGTGAAAAGAAATCTTATCCAAAAGTAGCAGGCGGAGATAATCCAATGGCAATTGAAACTTCGATTAAAGAACAGCTTTGGGCAGCATTAAACGAAAAGATGATTGAGGGTGACAAAAAGCGTGGCAAGATGAAGACACTAAAAGCATCACGCGGCTATGGCGAAGACATTAAAACAACTGAGGGCTCTAAAGGTAAAAAGAGTCGTGGTAAGAAGTCAAGAGGTTAATTGGGAAGAATATTTCCAACACATTAAACCTGTATGTCCTTGGAGTGGCGCAGCTCATAAAAAAGGCGAAATAAAAATTATACAATGGTCTGGAGAGATTGAGCCACTAGGCAACAACCAGGCCATTATTTATGTTTGTCCTAAACTTAATCGTAGACGTTTAAAAAAATTACACAAAAAAATTGACAACGGCGAATATGAATGGCTATGGAGTGAACCAACCAACGGCCCTAATGCATCACCAGTACCTGTGCTAATACAACAGGACAAACGTAAGCTGTTTGATCTTAGATTCGATACAGGCTACTATGACAATATTATAGGTTAAATACAGTATGAGCAAAAGTTTAGATGGTGTACTAACCAAAAAAGCAAATAAACAAGAAACATTTACAAACGGGCAAGTTGAAGAACTAATGAAGTGTATGGATCCTAACGAAGGATATTTACATTTTGCAAGAGCGTTTGCATATATTCAGCATCCTGTAAAAGGCAAACTATTGTTTGATCCTTATGAATACCAACTACGTTTGATGCACAGTTATCATAACTATCGATTTAATATTAATATGATGCCTAGACAGACGGGTAAAACTACTTGTGCGGCGATTTATTTGTGTTGGTATGCTATGTTTAGTCCAGATCAAACTATTCTTATTGCGGCGCACAAGTATACAGGCGCACAAGAAATTATGCAACGTATACGTTATGTATACGAATTATGTCCAGATCATATTAGAGCAGGTGTTACTAACTATAACAAAGGTTCGATTGAATTTGAAAATGGATCACGTATTGTTAGTGCCACTACAACAGGCAACACAGGACGTGGTATGTCCATATCATTATTATACTGTGATGAGTTTGCATTTGTACAACCTAATGTTGCTACAGACTTTTGGACATCTATTTCACCTACACTAGCAACAGGTGGTAGAGCTATTATTACTAGCACACCTAATAGTGACGAAGATACATTCGCTACTATTTGGAAGCAAGCTGAAGATAAATTTGACGAACACGGCAATGAACAAGAAGTTGGACTAAATGGATTTCATAGCTTTCGCAGTTACTGGAACGAACATCCTGACAGAGACGACATATGGAAAGAAGAAGAACTTGGACGCATTGGCGAAGAAAGATTTAGACGCGAATATGATTGTGAATTCTTAGTTTATGACGAAACATTAATCAATGCAATTAAGTTAGCTACACTAGATGGCGAAAGTCCTTTAGTAAATATGGGCCAAACACGCTGGTATAAAAAACCAACAGGCGATTTTACATATGCTGTTGCACTTGATCCGTCAATGGGCACAGGTGGCGATAATGCAGCAATACAAGTGTTTGAACTACCTAGCTATGAACAAGTAGCAGAGTGGCAACATAATACAACAGCAATACCTGGACAAATACGAGTGCTTGCAGATATATGCAAATACTTGCAACAAGAAACTGGAAACGGTAATGGTATATATTGGAGTGTAGAAAACAACGGAATTGGAGAAGCTGCACTTATTGTTATTAACGACTTTGGTGAAGAAAACATTCCAGGGCTATTTGTTAGTGAACCTATACGCAAAGGACATGTGCGTAAATTCCGTAAAGGATTTAATACTACCCACGGTACTAAAATTACAGCATGTAGTAGAATGAAAACTATGATTGAAAACGATAAAATGGTTGTACATTCAAAACCATTTATATCAGAACTTAAAAATTACGTAGCAACTGGGTCTAGTTATAATGCAAAACTAGGACAAACAGATGATTTAATTAGTGCAACATTACTTGCTATTAGAATGATGGCTGTACTTAAAGATTGGGATCCTAGAATATATAATACATTTACACAAGCAGAACAAATAGATGATTACGAAGCACCAATGCCTATCTTCATAAGCAGCAACTATTGATAAATACTATACAATGAAAAATTTAGATCTAATATCAGAAGAACTTTTTAATAAAATACGAGGACGTTTTCCTAGTGTTACTATCGGCGATGCCGAAGGAAAAGTAACAAATAAACCTAACGAAGCAAGATTTTTTGACTTTGATTATAACGAAGGCGAGACTAGCTTAGGCAAAGTAAGTATTAGTGTTACTGAAGAAGCAATTGAAGTTATGTACAGTGACAACTTTGTAGGTGAACAAGATGACTTAACAAAGGAAAAATGGTACAACTTTTTAAAAGAACTTAGACAGTTTAGTAAAAAACGTTTAATGAAGTTTGATACACGTAATATTAATAAGTCGAATTTAGATCGTCGAGATTATGAATTCTTGGCAGCAAACCGCGGAGACAACACAATGAGTGAATCAAAAATGTACGGAACTAATAAACTTAGTTACCAGAATGTAGATAATGCTAGAATAGTCATTAAACATACAGAAAGCGTAAATCCAGAACTTGGTAAGTCGCGTACAAGAAATATTGGAAAAATATATATTGAAAGTTCCGATGGCGAACGATTCTTATATCCATACAAGCACCTAACTGGTGCAAGAGCAATGGCAAGACACGTTGCTGAAGGTGGTAAACCTTTTGATGATTTTGGAACACATATTGTAGGCCTAAGTGAAGAGATGAATAAACTCCGCAAGTTTAAATCTTATATGGGTCGCTCAGCTGTAATGGCAGAAAGCCTAGCAGGCTATATGGATGTTGTTAAAGATCGTATCGGTACAGTAAAGAAAACAATTGAGTCATTACAAAAGCCAAAGTTTTATGCAGAAACTCTTGCATCGTTTGTAAAGCCTATGATGGAAGATGTTCCAACTGATGTTGCAGAGAATTGGGTAGACCAATTAACTATTAAACAGTTCAATGAAGAATTAAAAGATGTATTTCCTTACATATATAACTTAGTAAGTGAAGCAACAAAAGCAAAAGATATTACAGCAGAAGATATGTTAGGCGAAGGAAGTCCAGTTGATGATGTTGAAGTAAATGCACCAGCAGAAACATATAAAGTTTCACCTGGTGACACAATATATTCAATTGCTGAAAAATTCCAAAATGCTAATTTCCAAGGCGCTGACATTAAAGAAGCAGTAAAAGAAATAATGATGCTTAACAATATTTCAGATCCAAAAGCATTACAAGTTGGACAGGTGATAGAAATGCCATACTTTATGGGAACAGGTCCAGACGGCGGTTCACGTGGATTGCCACCTGGTGGGTTTGACAAGTACGGCGAAGAGATTGAAAACAGTTTTGAAGACATGATGGGACAGTTTGCAGAAGCAAAAGAAGAAATGTGTCCGGAAGCATGTTGTGGTAAGCCTATAAAAGAATGTAAGTGCGGACCTGACTGTGAACATTGTGACTGTCACGAAAAGAATAAAATGAACGAAGCTGGTGGCAAAGATCACGATGACGACGGAGATGTTGATTCAGATGATTATATGGCCGCAAAAGATAAAGCAATTAAAAAAGCAATGGGAAAAGGCGACAAAGAAGTAGAAGAACAAAAGATACCAGTAACAGAATTTGTACTATCTTTGTTTGACAGAGACCAAGGAACATTTCCAAAAGGCGAAACAGCGGTATTAACAGCCATTGAAAAAGATTATGGTGAACAGTATATTGAACCAGCAAAGCAGTTTATCGAGCGTATTCAGTCAACATTCGAACAGTATGCACAAGAAGAGCCGATGATAGACCAAGAACCAGAAGGCACAGTAATGGAGCCTACAATTGAGCAAGACGAATACATGATGGGACAATTTGCAGAATCAAAAAAGAAAACAGAAGCTCAAGAAATAAGAGAACTAGGCAATAGATTAATGAGATTAGCAGGACTATAAGTCCTGTTATAAGTTTTTATGTATTTTCTTTAAAAAAACACTTGACATTGTGAGTAGTATAGTATATAATAATAACTGTGCTACAAACTAAAAGGCACTAAGGTAACATTTGTTACCTGCACATAGGCAACATATAGGAGGCAAAAACTATGGCATCATTAGCAGAAATCCGAGCCAAGCTCAAAGAACAAGAGTCAAACGCAGGCGGAAACAGAGGACCACAAGGTCCAAACCCAATTTACCCATTTTGGAATGTCAAAGAAGGCGAATCAGCAACGATGCGTTTCTTACCTGACGGCGATCAAGACAACACTTTCTTCTGGAAAGAACGTTTAATGATCAAACTTCCATTTAGTGGAGTAAAAGGCGACACGTCATCTCGCCCAGTACAGGTACAAGTACCTTGTATGGAAATGTACGGCGATAGCTGTGGTATTTTACAAGAAGTCCGCGGTTGGTTTAAAGATCCATCATTAGAAGATATGGGTCGTAAGTATTGGAAGAAGCGTTCTTATATCTTCCAAGGCTTTGTAACCGAAAATCCATTAACGGATGACGAATCACCTGAGAACCCAATTAGACGTTTTATTATTGGACCACAAATTTTCCAAATTATTAAAGCTGCACTAATGGATCCAGATATGGAAGAATTACCAACAGATTATACTGCTGGTGTAGACTTCCGTCTTAACAAAACATCAAAAGGTGGTTATGCTGACTATGGCACAAGTAATTGGGCACGTAGAGAGCGTCCATTAGATGATGCACAGATGAATGCAGTTAATACACATGGACTGTTTAATCTAAGTGACTTCCTACCTAAAAAGCCAGGTGAAATTGAAGTTAAAGTGATGAAGGAAATGTTTGAAGCATCGGTAGATGGTGAAGCATACGATCCAGATCGTTGGTCACAATACTTCCGTCCAGCAGGCATGCAATCACGTACTGGTGATCCAAATAAGACATCATCAGGTGGTACAGCAACGTCAATGACATCTGCACCAACTCCACAAGCACCCGTTGCAGAAACTGCTCCAGTAGCACCAACACCCCCAGCACCAGAAGCGGCACCTGCTCCAGTAGCAGAAACAGCAACTCCGGCAGCTGGAGACGGCGCAGACATTCTTGCAATGATACGTGCAAGACAAGGTCAGTAACATAATAATACCTCTACTAACGAAATCGAGAACTGAGATTCATGCTATTAGCTGTCAACGTTCCAAAAGTTAGTAGAGGCACTTTTTAGATAGGAGAAAACATGGCTAAATCGTTTGACGTTAGCAAGTTCCGCAAGGACTTAACTAAAAGTATCTCAGGCATGAGTACTGGATTTAACGATCCTACTGATTGGATCAGTACAGGATCATATGCACTAAACTACCTTATCTCAGGAGACTTTCATAGAGGAGTTCCATTAGGTAAGGTAACAGTGTTTGCAGGTGAATCAGGAGCAGGTAAGAGTTATTTCTGTTCAGGTAACATTGTAAAACACGCACAGGATCAAGGTATCTTTGTAGTACTAATTGACTCAGAGAACGCACTTGATGAGAGCTGGCTACAGGCTCTACAAGTTGACACTAGCGCAGAGAAACTTCTCAAGCTAAACATGTCAATGATTGATGATGTGGCAAAAACTATATCAACATTTATTACAGACTATCGTGCTATGGATGAAGAAGATCGTCCTAAAGTATTGTTTGTAGTTGACTCGTTAGGTATGTTACTAACACCTACTGATGTTGATCAGTTTAATAAGGGCGACATGAAAGGTGATATGGGGCGTAAGCCTAAAGCACTAACTTCATTAGTCCGTAATACTGTTAACATGATTGGCTCATTAAACGTTGGACTAGTATGTACTAATCACACATATGCATCGCAAGATATGTTTGACCCAGATGATAAGATCAGTGGTGGTTCGGGCTTTATCTATGCATCAAGTATTGTTGTTGCAATGAAAAAGATGAAGCTAAAAGAAGATGAAGACGGCAACAAGATCTCAGAAGTTATGGGTATACGTGCTGGTTGTAAAGTAATGAAGACACGCTATGCAAAACCTTTCGAAGGTGTGCAGGTTAAAATTCCTTATGAAACTGGTATGAATCCTTATAGCGGGTTAGTTGAATTGTTTGAGAAGAAAGGCTTGTTAGTTAAGCAAGGCAATCGACTCAAGTACATTAATCTAGCAGGCGAAGAAATTCTTGAATATCGTAAGGCTTGGATGGTCGGCGGTAAACTTGATATGATTATGTCGGAATACAACGAAAAACTTGCTCCTGTGGTAAATACCGAGGATGCAATAGAAGTTGATGCAGATCTTGTTGAAGAACTAATCGAGGAGTAAACTATGGACGAAAGTCAAATTGTTGACATATGGACGTTATTTAAAGAATACGTTGATAAGAAAAATACAGAAATTGCAGCAGAAAGATATATTGACATGTTAGCCGATTACGGTGTAGATGATCATACACTTACTAATGCACTTGGTACTGATAGCACATTAGACCATGCAATCAATTATTTTTTAGACGTCGAAGAAGAAAACTTTGCTGACGACGATCCCTGGGATGATGAAGACTAATGGGATGGTATAGTGAAGTTTCGCGTGATGTATCTAAAATACCTGATGCAGTTGCATTTTTTGAAAGCGAGTTACAAGAGGCTCGCCAAGAAGTAAAACTTAAAGGCAATGTTGAACGTGCCGCAGCAGAGATGCCTGGCATTGTTGAACATCGGTTTAATCAGCTACAGGAAATTGAAGCTATACTACACTATTTAAATATTGAACTACGTCGATTACGTAGTTCATTTTTTAAGAAATATCTTGAAAACTACCAACGAGCTCTGTCAAGCCGTGACGTTGAAAAATACGTAGACGGTGAGGCAGATGTCGTTGACTACGAAAAGATAATTAACGAGTTTGCACTAATGCGTAACAAATGGTTAGGCTTGTTAAAAGGTCTTGATCAAAAACAATGGCAAATTACTAACGTAGTTAAGCTACGTGTAGCAGGTATGGAAGACGCAAGTTTGTAAATAAATACTGTAAGGAGTTGCCATGGACGATTTTAATTATTTAATAGATAAGATTTACGATACTGATTTTACTAGGAAACCATTTAGATTTATCTATGTGGAAGACTTTTTTACACAGGATCATTTTGAACGTATAACAGCATGTAAACAGATTAATGTACCTCAGTTTAATAGTGCTGAGCATATGTGTTCAGAGCTTACAACTACATACAAATACAAGCCACAACCATTTCCAGGGTGTACTACAAGTGTACAGTCTTATTTAGAATGGTATAATAATCAAGACAAAGGTAAAGGTGTAGCAAACCAAGATCTGTTAGAAGGATACGGGATAGCGTTTAGACTGAAGCATTATCAAGATAGTATTTTAGAAGAGCTTGTTGCATTTTTTAACAGCGATTCTTGGCACAAATGTATTAAGAAAAAATTTAAAAAGACAGGCGAAACAAGTGTAGATACTGCAATACAAAAATATGTATCAGGTTATGAAATAAGTCCACACCCAGATATTAGACGTAAGTGTGCTACATATATGATCAATATTAATACTGCTCCTGAAGCAGAGCACTTAGGTTTGCACACACACTTTATGACATTCAATGATGACAAAAAGTGGATTGCTGAACAATGGCGTGATAAACAAGACCAAGATACTTGTTGGGTACCTTGGGACTGGGCAACTACAGATTATGAACATAGTAAAAATAATTCTATTACAATGTTTGCACCAGACTATAATACCTTACATGCTGTAAAGTTAGATTACGATCATACTAAACTTCAGCGTACACAAGTGTATGGTAATTTATGGTATACTGGCGACAGCAGGCCATCAGTAAAAAAAGCCAATTGGAAAAGTTTATAGAATGAAAACATATAAAAGAAAAGAAGATAATGTAATATTTCCTTGGTTACAAAAACATCTACAACCACAAACTACTATTGTTGATATTGGTGCTAGAAAAGGAAATTGGTATAGAGAGATTGCAGTATTTTTTCCAGATAGCGAAGCGCATCTATTTGAACCAACACCGAATATTGTAGATCATATTACACGTAAATTTAAAAAAGAAACGCAACATATTCATGGAATTGCGTTAAGTAACGAAAAAGGTACTTTAGATTTTCATATTGACTTAGAACTAGGCGGCTGGAGCGGATTAATACAACAGCGTGAGAATGGACAATACAAAACTATACAAGTGGAAGTAAACACACTTGATTCTTTTAAATTAAAAAACGTTGGATTGATTAAAATAGATGTAGAAGGCAACGAATTAAAAACTATCCAAGGTGCTGAAAAAACAATTAAAAAATATAAACCTATTGTATATTTTGAATGTGCAGATGTGCATATGATAAACTACGATTATGGAAGCGGTGAAATTTTTGATTTTTTTGATAATCTAGATATGAAAGTTCTTGATTTAGATTTAAACACATGCACACGTGAACAACTACAAGCACACACAGCTAGTAAGTCTAGCTTTTATCATAACTTTATTGCAATGCCTAAATGATATACGAACTGCATCGGAGAGTTAAAAACAATATAGGTGACTATTATTGTAATCCTAGTCGATACTTTGACATTGATTGTACTTCAAGCGAACTAATGCACAACAAAGACCCAATTGAAGACACGCATTTAATTGTAGGCGGCGGTGGATTAATACACAAAAAGTTTAGCAAACATATACAAATGTTAATGGAGAAAAATCCTACAACTACAACACTATGGGCAGTAGGTCACAACTTTAGTTCCCGGCATGTTGCAAAAGAAAAAGGCGATGTATACTATCCAAGTTGGTTGGAGGATATAAATTTAGTTGGTATACGTGATTGGATTGACGGATATAAACATTATTATTTGCCGTGTGTAAGTTGTATGCATCCTGCATTCCAAAAATCTTATGACGAAGTTCGAGAAGTAGTATATTTTACTCATGCTTATAAAAGTAAATTTACTAATCCACAAACACTACCGTATATTAAAAATAATGTAATGGACT